GGCCTGTACGCGAAGATCGAGCCGACCGCGAGCCTGGTGGAGCTGAACAAGAAAGGCCAAAAAATCTACACCTCCGCAGAGGTTCGACCGAACTTTGCCGAGACCGGTAAGGCTTACTTGGTGGGTCTGGCTGTCACCGACAGCCCGGCCAGCCTGGGTACCGAGGCCCTCAAGTTCAGTTCGCAGAGCGGCCTGGCCGCTCGCAAGCAGCACCAGGACAACCTGTTCAGCGCTGCTGAAGAGGTCACCCTCAAATTCGAGGAAGTCGTCGAAACCCCGTCCATGTTCGCTGCATTGCGCGACAAGGTCGGTGGCCTCCTCAAGTCGAGCAAGGAAAAGGAAGGCAAGGACGCCGACAACTTCGCCGCCCTGGGCGAGCTGATCGAGCAGATCGCAACCCATGGTGCCGAACAGGCCGAAGCCTTCACGGCGGAGAAAACCGCACGCGAGAAGCTCCAGGCCGATCACGAAAAGCTATCGAAAGAGTTCAACGAGCTGGTCGAGCGCCTGGGCAAAACCGAAGACCACTCCCAGACGAACCGCCCACCAGTGACCGGCGGCGACGGGCAGATCCAGGCCGAGTATTGATCCCCGCAGCCCCACAGACCACCAGTTCGGAGAACCACCATGCAGAAAGAAACCCGGATCGCCTACAACGGCTACCTGGCCAACCAGGCCAAAATCAACGATGTCATCTCGGTTACCGAGACCTACACCGTCGCGCCCAACCCAGCCCAGAAGCTGGAAACCGCCATCCAGGAATCCAGTGGGTTCCTGAAAAAGATCAACATCATCGGCGTTGACGAGGCGGAAGGTGAAGCCATCCTGCTCGGCGTTAATGGCCCAACGGCCAGTCGCACTGCCACCGGTCCCAACAAGCGTCGCCAACCACGCGATGTGGCCGCGCTGACCTCGGACAGCTACGCCTGCAAGAAGACCAACTTCGACACCGCCATCCCCTATGCGCGGCTCGACGCCTGGGCGAAGTTCAAAGACTTCCAGACCCGCTTGTCTGGCTCGATCGCAGAACGCCAGGGCCTTGACCGCATCATGATCGGCTTCAACGGCAAAAGTGCCGCCGCCGACACCGACTTGGCTGCCAACCCGATGTTGGAGGACGTGAACATCGGTTGGCTGCAGAAGATGCGCGACCGAGCCCCGGAACGCGTCATCGACGAAGGCACCAAAGTTGCTGGGAAGGTCACCGTTGGCGCGACCGGCGACTACAAAACCCTCGATGCCTTGGTGTTTGACGCCATCCAGTTGCTCGACCCATGGCACCGCAAGCGCACCGACCTGGTCGTGATCGTGGACCCTGCGCTGTTGCATGAGAAGCAGCTCAAGGCGCTGGAAAAAGGCGCGGATTCCAACCAGGAAGCCAACGCTGCCGACGAGATTATCATCAAGACCCGCCTGGGTGGTAAGCCGATCGAGTACGACGCCCCGTTCTTCATCGAAGGCGGTGTGTGGGTTGGCCCGCTGTCCAACCTGTCGATCTACGTCCAGAACGGCAAGCGCCGCCGCAACATTCGCGACGAACCGGATGCCGACCAGGTCGCCGATTACCAGTCCTCGAACGAGGCCTATGTCGTGGAAGACTTCGGCGCCTGCGCCTTGGTCGAGAACATCGAGAAGGTCTAACCATGACTCTGACCCTCGCCCAACGTACCCGACTGCGCAAGCTGGCCGCCAAGGAGGCGGCCACCACCGCCCCTGCTGCCTTGATGGAGGGCCTCACCAGCTATGAGCTGATGCTCGCCAAGCTGCAGCAGGACCAACTGCGCCTCAAGCAGGTGCAATCGAAGCAGGCCAAAGCCAGGCTCAAGAACATTCTGTTGCCGGAGTACGTCCCGTATGTCGTCGGCATCCTTGGGGCGGGCAAGGGCGCTCATGACGACGTACTGACCACCGTAATGATCTGGCGCTTCGATGCTGGTGATTTCCCGGGCGGCCTGGACATTGCTGAGTATGTGCTGAAGCACAACTTGCCAACCCCGAACCGCTTTGCCCGGACCACCGGTTGCCTGATCGCCGAAGAAGTCGCCACTGCCGCGCTCAACGCTCAGAAGGCTGGCGATACGTTCCCAGTTGACGATCTGCTCCGCACCGCCCTGCTCACGGAAGAGCAAGACATGCCAGATGAAGCCCGAGCCAAGCTCAAACTGGCTCTGGCACGCGCAACGCTGCAAGGCCTCGACGAGAGCAATCCGGGCGCGCCTGGCCAAGTAGAAGCAGGCATCGAGCTGCTGCAACACGCCATCAAACTCGACAACGCCTGTGGCGGAAAGAAAGACCTGGAGAAGGCCGAGCGTCTCCTCAAGAAACTCGCTGGCCCCGCCAGCTAACCGAGCGTCCCACGCAACCCGGCGGCTCGGGGCGGATCAGCGGCCATTGGCTCAGTTGTGAAGTCCCGACCACCGCCGACCTATACAGAGCACGACCATGAGCGGATTCATTGCAGGCGGTCTGGTGCCGATCGAACCGGTACTGGGCCCCCACATCAACAGCAACCCCTTCTGGCCGTCCATTGACCTGGACAAGCTGCGGGAAGCCCTGCGCATCGACTCCAGCGTCACCGCTGCCCGCCTCGAAACTGCCGTTGTCGCAGCGATCATCAGCATCAATCGGGACCTGGCCAAGTGGCGAGTAGCCAGGCAGGCCGAGGGTTTCACCGCCCTGGCCGACGTTCCAGATGACGATCGCCTCACCAATCTTGAGCGTGTGCACCTCTACGTGCGTGCCGTCGAATGCGCTGCCGGCGCCGAAGTCTGCGAGCGATACCGCGGCTATGACACAGCAGCCAGCGGGGGAAAAAACGCTGACGATTTGGCGCCGACAATCGATGACTACCGCCGCGACCAGCGCTGGGCCGTCCGTGACTTCCTGGGCAGCTCGCGCACTACTGTGGAGTTGCTGTGATGAACAAACTGGAAACCATCGATTGGAATGAGATCTCCCGGCGCGGGCTGCTGGCCCGCATCAACAGGGAAATCATGCACCCGCTGGGCCTGGCTGTTTGCCGCAACCCAGAAACCGGCGCGTCACCTGGTGCGATAGTCAGCGACAACGGCCCATGGGTTTACCCAGAAGACGCGGACGCCCTGGGCTCACTTGAGAGCAGCGACTAATGGCCGAGCACCTGCGTACACAGCAAAACGACACCGTCGACGCCGTCTGTTGGCGCCACTACGGCCGCACCGCTGGTGTGGTCGAGGCCGTACTCGAAGCCAACCCCGGCCTGGCCGGCCACGGCCCGGTGCTCCCGATCGGCCTCCTCATCAACATGCCCGATCAGCAAACGGCAGCCCCTGACCGCCAGATGGTGCAACTGTGGGACTGACTGCGCGCCTCAACCACCAACCATGGAAGGACACACATGCCTGACCGCCCCGAAACCTGGACCTGGCTCGCAGCCTGGCTGGAACACAACTGGCCCGCCCTGTATGCCGGCGGTCTGGCCATCGTCATCGCTGCCCTGCGCGTAATCTATGGCGGCGGCGGTATCCGCCGAATGGCGGTCGAGGCCCCGCTCTGCGGCGCCCTAGCCCTCTCGGCCAGCCATGGCCTGTCCCTGATCGGCATTCCCATCAGCGCCGCCCCATTCTTCGGTGGCGTCATCGGACTACTGGGCGTTGAGTTCACCCGTGCCACCGCGAAGAAGTTCTTCACACGTAAAGAGGGTACCGCATGACCACTCTCCGCCACGGCGACCGCTCCCAGGCGGTGCGCGACCTGCAGCGCAAGCTCAACGACAACGGGGCCAAGCTGATTGCAGACGGCGCCTACGGCGATGCCACCGAGGCGGCAGTCCGGGCGTACCAGGTGAAAGCTGACCTAGTTTCCGACGGGATCGCGGGGGCCAAGACGTTGGCGAGCCTCCAAGGCCTGGACACCGGCAAGCTACTCAAGCACGCCGATCTGCTGACTGCCTCGCAGCGCCTTGGCGTTCCAGTGGCTGCTGTGTATGCCCTGAACGAAGTGGAATCTAAGGGCCGGGGCTTCCTGGACAATGGCAAGCCGGTGATCCTGTACGAGCGACACATCATGTACCGGCAGCTGCAGGTGGCTCGCTCGCAAGAAGATGACCAGGTGCAGCTGCAGCAGCGCGCCAATGAGCTGGCCAAGCAGGCACCCGCCCTGGTGAACCCGATGCCCGGCGGCTACATCGGCGGCAGTTCGGAGCATCAGCGCCTCAGCCAGGCCTGCCAATTGGACGAAGCGGCAGCCCTGGAGTCATCCAGCTGGGGCGCCTTCCAGGTAATGGGCTTCCACTGGAAGCGGCTCGGTTACACCAGCATTCAGGATTTCGTGGCTGCGATGAACCGCAGCGAAGCCGACCAACTGGAAGCGTTCGTCCGGTTCATCGAGACCGATCCGGCCCTGCTGAAGGCATTGAAGGCCCTGAAGTGGGCGACCGTGGCCAAGCTCTACAACGGCCCCGACTACCAGCGGAACCTGTACGACGTGAAACTTGAGCGTGCCTTCGAGCGGCACCAGGACCGCGCCCTGGTGGCGGCATGATGGAAATCCGTGACGGCCTGCTGCTCGGCACCCTAATCACCGCCGTCGCGGCCGGTCTCTGGGGTTGGAGCCAGCGCACCATGCTGGCAACCGCGCAGGAAGCGACCCAACGCCTGGAAGAGCAGCGCAAGCATGCCCAGGATGACGCGGACCGTAATCTCGACACGGCCAACCACCTGAAATCTACCCTGGAACGCGAACGCGAGAACCAGGCCAAGCTGCGAAAGCTCCAAGGCGAGCTGCGCACCGGTCTGGCCGACCGCGAGCGCAAGATTGAGGCCCTGACCCTTGAAAAAGAAGAACTACGGAACTGGGCTGATCAGCCTCTCCCTGATGCTGCTCGCCGGCTGCGGCAGCGCCCCGCCCTCGCCGGCGCCGACGCTTATCGTCAATGGCTGTCCAGCAGTCGTGCCGTGCCAGTTGCCAGCGACCAACCCGAGAGCCAACGGGCAGTTGCTCAGTGATCAAGAGCGCACCGAGCTGGCCTGGGCCGAGTGCGCAGCCCAAATCGACCTCGTTTATCAGCACCAGGTGAACCATGGACAAGCCCAATAGCCTTCGCGAGCACCTGCTCGCTGCCGTTCCAGGACTGAAGCCCAACCCCGACCGGCTGCTCATGTTCGTTGATGCCGGAAAAGTGCGTTGCACCGCGGCTGCGAGCCTCTCGTTTGAGTACGCTTACACCCTGCAGATCATCCTGACCGACTTCGCCGGCCACCCCGATAGCGTAATGCTGCCCATTCTCGGCTGGATCAGGACTCACCAGACCGAGCTGATGGTCAATCTGGAAAAATCCGCCGACGGCATCAAGTTCGAGGCCGACATCCTGGACAACTCCAAGGTCGATATGAGCATCACCCTGGCCCTGACTGAGCGGGTTGTCGTCAAGCGACAGGATGACGGCAAGTTCCAGGTAGCTCACGCACCGGACCAGCCCTACGAGCCTTTCGTAGAGCACGGCCCGATAACCGTGTACGCCGGTGATGAACTGGTTGCCCAATGGCAGCCGCCTGCACCATCGGACACCATGGCCCTGGCCGCAACTCACCCACGGCGCCCGACTCATGGCTGACCTGCGCGACCTGGAAGATTTTGCCGGACCTCTGCTGCAGCAGCTGGAGCCCGCGGGCCGAGCGAAATTGGCCAAGTCCTTGGCTCAGCAGCTGCGCCGCAACCAGCAACAGCGGATCGCCAGCCAGCACAACCCTGACGGGACCCCGTTCGCCCCCAGGCGGCCCCACAAACTTCGCGAGAAGCAAGGCCGCGTGAAAGGTAAGGCCCGGATGTTTCTGAAGCTGCGCAAGTCCAGCTTCCTGAAGGCCAGCGGTGACGCGCGCGGCGTAAGTGTCGGCTTTGCTGGCCGCGTCGGGCGCATCGCCCGTGTCCACCAGTATGGTTTGCGTGACCGGATCGCCCCCCGCGGACCTGTAACCCAGTACGAGCAACGCCAGCTGCTCGGGGTTAGCGGTACCGACCTGGACGCGCTGAAAGACGCCCTTCTCGCCCACCTAAGCCTGTAGATCCAAGCGCTACAAGGGTCATCTGCTGCGCTCACGCGTGCGCGGCGCGAACATCGCGCCATGAACAGCACCGCCGAAATCAACCGCCTACTCGAAAACCTGGTCCGCCTTGGCACGATTGCCGAGGTGCAGCATGTGCCGCCCCGTGTTCGCGTGAGCACTGGCGAGCTGCTGACCACCTGGCTGCCCTGGCTCGCGCTGCGTGCCGGCGCCGACCAGGAGTGGGACCCACCGACCCAAGGCGAGCAGGTGATTCTGCTGTCTCCCAGCGGTCAGTTGACCAATGGCGTGGCAATCACCGGCCTATTCAGCAACCAGATCCCCGCCAACGGTGACCGTGCCGGTCTTCACCGCCGGACCTATGCGGATGGGGCGGTCGTGGAGTACGACAGCGCCGCCCATTTCTTGCGCGCCGTGCTTCCAGCTGGTGGCACCACCGAACTGATCAGCGACGGCGGCATCCGCATCGTCGGCGATATCACCCACCAAGGAAACTACACCCAGACCGGCAACCAGAACGTTACCGGCAAGGTAACCGTCACCGAGGATGTCATCGCCAATGGCGTCAGCCTGGTCAATCACCTGC